GCAACAATATTTAATCCTGGAATAACATAAGCTCCTGTAGTTCCAGCTGCTGCGCCTGTTGCTACTGCACCAGTTGATGCTGCAAGGTTGCCAGCTCCAGCAAGTCCACTAATAGCAGCACCAGCCTCATCTCCTGATTTGTATGATTGATACGCTCCATACATTTGAGCGAGAGATAAACCACCTTGAGCTACTTGCCCCCAATTTACATTGCTCCAAAATCCAGGGTCATTAAGCGATTCTGTTGGAACCTGTTGCGGTCCTCCTGGTGTTTGCACCGTAAACATCCCGCCATCGGATTTAATTACTTGTGGCGTAGCAGTTGAAGCAGCATCTGCACCAGCATTCCAAGAAGTTTGAGTTGCTGGGGTAAGGTTTGTGTTTAATTGCGCTACTACTTCTTTTGAAGCTTCAGTGCCAGTTAATTTATCAATCCATTTACCCGCATTGTTAATTACATATTTACTAGCAAGGGCTCCAGCTATTAGTCCCCCAGCTTGGGCAAACCCCGATTGTTGTTCTTGTTTGGCTGCGTCTGCTGCTTGTTCTTCTGGTGATTTAGGCTTCCCAAAAATAGAGGTAGTTTGGTCGTATGCTACCTGCGGAGGAAAACCGTTGCTTGTTAACCAAGCGTAATAAGCATCTGGCCTACTTCTTGCAAATTCTGGTGCTTCAGGATGAAAATTTTGTGAGTTAACTGCCATTAAATCCATCCTCCAAAAGTAACTGTACCGTTGCGCCCAAACTGAGTAGGCCGTGTAATACCTCCAGCAAACAATACTTTGCCGCCCTTGGTGCGCCCAAACTCTTCGTGTAGTTGTGTATCAAACTGTGGCCTTACTCCTTCTAGGCCGTGTATCTGAGCAAACCGCTCTAATATTCCCTGCTCTACTAGCTTCTCTTGGAATATGCTTGTATCAGTATCAGCAAGAAACTCGCTGTAAGCCCCATCATAATAGGTCCAAGTTACGCCACCATCAGATACGCTCCCTGTAGTATGAGTTGGAGGAGTAGCTCCTGTAGTGCCACCTGCTGTAGTGCGGTAGTAATTGCCGTTGTAAAAGCAGTAGGTATTGGCCGCAAACAGTGTGCTCGCAGTCCATGTTTTAGGGATTACTGAGCGGTCTGCAATATACTCAAAAATAATTATTTGCCCATTAGTCCCAGCATCAGGGGTAGGGCTAATAAACAATTCCTGGTTGGTTAATCCCCTTATTTGAAACCGCTGATATACTCTAGGGAGTACACCGTAGCCCCTTATTTCTGCATAGTCCTGCTCTGACATTGGCCCAAGGACTCGCCACCTGGTGCTTTGATTCCAAAAGGTATCGTACTGATATTGAGAAAAAGCAGCTGGCAGCGGATAAGTTGCCTGACCCGCTACCAGCGTAATCGACCCCGCAGCAAAACATTTAGGCCAGGGGTAGGCTTCAAAGATGTCTCGATTGATACGCTGTGCAATAGCTAGTAGCTGCTTTGTAGTAGTTTCTGTAGAAGTAAGTATGTTTGATTCTACCGTATAACCAGCTTCATTAGCTACGTTGCGTATTATCGAGGCTATTGTCATATCCTTTTAGGCCTCCCCCTTAGTCTAGGACGTGCTACCACCTCATCCTCGTCTAGATCGTCTTGGATCACCTCCTCTTCATCAATAGCGGTTGATTTCCGTTCTGAACGAAGATCGGTGCCCTCATTGGCTTCAATACGCTGCATCAAAAGCTCTACTCTTTCCTCGAGTTTAGCGTATCTTTCCTTGTAATTATCTAACTGAACACGGAGTTTAGCTACACTATTCTGGTCTGAATTAGCAGCGTCTAAATACTCCTTAGCCATCTTGATAAACTTGCTTAACGTGCCTAGCTTTCTGCGAGCCTCATCTGAAGCGTTAGCGACCTGCTCTACGGTCTTAAAGCCAAGGTACTGAAACTCACGCATAGCGGAGCCAGGCATCATTGGCCATTCTGCAAGAGGGGTGCCGTCAGTTACAGGCTCCGAACCTGCCTTAAAAGCTGCATACTTTTCTGGATAATCCTGAATATCCTGCGGCTCTATACGTCTAACCGTAGTGTCGCCGCCTGGTATCTGAATGCTTATTGAGGGTATTTCGTCAAATATTGGACGACCTTCTTTTAGCGATTTCTCCTCATTTTCGTTGTAAGCATTAAAGAATTGTACATTTAAACCAGCGTATCTTTTCCTTTGCTGGCCCCTTGCCATTATTTCACTCCAATCTACTTGTGGCATAACTTGTCTCCGTAAATAGGCTTTATTGCCTACTTAAGTTATAGCACTAGCCTTCAACGACGACCACTGTATTTATCGGCGAGCCAGAGGTTTGGTAAGCTGTAATAGCTCCAGCAGGAACAAACCCAGCCTCAAAACGAATTATGTTTAGCCCTGCTGTGCTTTTAAGGACAAAGCATTTATTAGTAGAAGTTGGGGCTATTCCAGTAAGAGTTTGCCCTTCTAGCCCTATAGCTACATCAGCGGCAGAGTTGTTTTGAACCAGTAAAAACTTGCGCTCCCTATTAGCTGCAAGGATAGTAGTGCTAGTAGCAGTAGCTATAGTAGGGGTAGCGGTTGTAGTATTTCCAGCGAGAACAGGCATAAATCACCTATAAAAATAGGGGGGATTGCTCCCCCCTTTCAAAAGACTAAGTAGCCTTAGTAAACTTTAGGTAAAAGTAAGAGGTCCCGTTTGATACTACTACAAAGCAGTTAGTATCAGCATCGTTATCCTTAACTATACCTACAAACCCAGTGCCTACAGTAGCTGGCGCACCAAAAGAGGTGGTTAGCTCTGCTGCGGTTGGGGTAGTGTCGTTTACGTTATTTATGGCCATTTTGGTACGAACACCCGCAGCGGTAGCATCTACTACGGCAGGTTGTACCCCGTCGCATATCTGCACTGCATGCTCAGGTGGCATACCAAGTCCAATAAGATTAGTAACTGTTGGCATAAACCCTCACAAAATTAGGAGGGGGTATTGCTACCCCCTCCAGTTAATTAGTTCACCTTTAAGTGACCTACAGCGAACAGCTCTACGGCTGCTGCTGGGGTAGTGCTAGCGACACCAACAACATAAGAAATCTTAGTTGTAGAAGCATCATCAGCCACGCCAGAAGTAGCCGACGAAGTTGTGTTAAGGTTATTCTTGGCAACGTAGTTTGCAGCTACCTTACCCTTGATTCCCTTACCAGCTCCACCAGCGCACAATCCACCAACCCATACCCAAAGGTACTCGTTATCGGCAGCAGCTACTTGAGCCACACCAACGAGAAGCCCTTGAGAGCCAGCGTTTGTAGTGTTAAGCATAGCAGCCTGACCATCAGCCTCGATTTTTACGAAAGCGTACTGGTCAATAGCTCCATCAGCCTGAACAAATACAAAGTCACCCTCTGGGAGAGACCCTACAGTTCCAAGGGTCGCAGGAAGCGAGCCAGTGAAACCATAAGCATCTAAGCCCTGGAATGCCTTCTTATAATTAACACCAAATGATCCTACCTGTGACATATTCCAATCCTCCTATTAAGCGTAAATTACACCCTGGAGAGCCGGAGCAGAGCAGCATAGGTTTCCTTCAACCAAGATTATGGTGAAGAAAGCATCCTGATCCACTGGACGATCCATAGTTGGTGCTAATGGTTTAAAATCAGCTCCACGAACCATGTCAAAAGTCCAATACTTAGTATTGAGCAATCGGCATGAATTAGTTTCTAGAACTGAAGAGTTAAACCCTCCGTCAAACACAAAGTCGCACCCGTCATAGCTAAGAACACGGAATCCAGCTTCAGCCTTCTTAGTAGGCAGCTGAATACGCTGAATTGCGGTCATTGAGCTATGGAGGAGCTTCCACGCAGTGCGGTCCATAAGGCCAAGGTCTGGCATCTCAGAACCACGAGTTAGGCGGCTGATGACATCAGTTATGGTCTCCTGAACGTTTGCTGCTGTGAGGGTTAGGTTTAGTGCGTAGTTTCTAGCGAAACTGTTACTAGCCCTATCAATACCACCATAAGTGCCGGAAGAGGGGGAGGTCGATACGGCCTTTTTAATGCCGTCAAACTCCATTCCACCGAAGCCAGTACCATCACCGCGAAGGGAGGTTGATACTGTGTTCTTTAGGCGTTCGATTGCAGCTTCCATCTTAGTTTCTGCCAAGTCGAGAAGAGCTTGCTCATCTCTGTTGGCACGCTTCTCGCGTCCGCTCATAGCTACGGGCTCGTAAGCCTGCTTAATCTTGAAGCGGAATGCGGTTAGGTCATCTATGGATGCTAGGTCTAGTGATTGGTAGCCCTGATAGAAACCGCCTACTGCCACGTCATTGTACATGACAGGCTTACGCAGCTCATCGCCACCACCGATTTTCTTAATGCGACCCTTGGACTCAAGAGTAGAAGTTACTGGGTTGTGATGAAGCACAACATCAGCAATCTCATCCGACTGATCCCAAAGGGTTGCAACGATTGACTCTTCTAAATTTGCCATTGTGTTACCCTTTATAAATTAGGATAACCCGTTAGCATTATTCGCCGTGAAAACGACGCCGCAGGTTATCCCCTAATGATTTGGAGTTTAGCCTGGGAGTCCCGCTACCGGCGGAGCCAGATATTGATTTGGCAGCTTGTTTAGCCTTCTGAACCACGGCCTGCTGCTGTTCGATTACCGGCTTTGCGGTCATTCTTTGAACGAGACCGGAGAAAGTCGGATTGCCGTTAACAACGTAGTTATATGCAGTTTCTAGTACCTGCTCAGGGGAGGAATACCGCCCTGTAGCATTTAGAGCCTGAACTACTGGGGCCATTTCAGCTTCTAGTTGAGACGCTGTTTCTGGATCCCTGAATAACGGCTTGCTATTCATAAATGATGTTACAACCTGTTGGTTGTAATAATCAACAGCCTTTTTTTGCTGTTCCGATTGTATTTTCTGGTAACGCTCCTCTGCGATACGCTCTGCCTCTTCCCTAGTTAGGTACTGTGGTGCCTGTTGCTCTTGTGGCTGATAGCCTTGCAAGTCTTCAAGGCGCACCCCATAGGAGTCTAGCCAATCTAAGGCTGTAGCTACTGGGTCCTGCTGCATAGCCTTATCCCAGGCGATAGCTCGCTTAGTGACATCAGTTATGGATATGCCATCTCTAGCATATTCATCCTCGTACTGCTTAATTGTCTCATATAAACCAGCGGTATGTTTTTTTAGTTGCTCAACCTCTTGCATTTTGCGACTATAATCAGACCGTGTTTCATAAGCTCTACGGTTTAAATAGGATTGCAAGATATGAGCATTAGCCGCAGTTGGATTCAGAAACGCCTCTTTTTCCGAAGCATTCATATCAGCAGGAGGGGCCAGCGGAGTAGGCGTCTCAGCTTTTTCGACCGCTACGGGCTCGCTCTTGGTAGGCTCTGTTGTCTTACTAGCCTTATCATCACTGCCGTTCTCGTCAGTAACGTTACTAAACTGCTGCTTCAGCGATTCTCTAATTGAAAGATTGGCTGGCTCACGACTTACTGTTACTTGTGTATCTTCTGGGGTTGATATTTCTTTATCTTCCATGTCTATACCTATCTATTATTTGGTTGGTTAGTTGTTTGGCTAGCCTGCGAGTGGATGCGCCAGATTCTTGATCTGGGATGTACCCCCTATCGTAAGCATCGCCAACCTCAATAGCTCCAGCAGCTCTATAAGCTGCTCTAAGCCTTGATTTACTGGTATAGATTTCTTTAGGATTTAACGGATTGCGAGTAGGTTCCATTTCATCTTGAATAAATAAGTCTCTTGCGTATTTTTCACGCACAACCTCTTCTATTGGGACTACCTTGTTTTGTATTTTGCAATATTGATATAGCTTGTTTTTCATTAGTCGTCCTCCATCATAAGCACCATCATTAGCAATCTGATGCGCCTAAACCGTTCTTGACCTGCTATTTCCTGTCGCCTAACGGCAGCTTCTGCTGCTCGTTTTGCTTCTAATGCCTCTTGTTGCCTGCCTAGTAATATCTGAGCGGCTAAGTACTCGTCTAATAGCTCTTCTTCTGTTTTGCGCTTTTTACGCCTTCTTTTAGAAAGAATATCAGAGGTGTCAGTGACGGGGTAGACCCATCCACCTGGTAGGCCATAAATAGCATGTAGGTAGTTTTGAAACCCTGCATTAGTCACTGTTTATTCCTACTATAGGCTGCGCTTCTGAATTAGTAGTAACCGTCCTAGTGCCTAACACTGTAGTGTCATCCGACTTAGTTACTGTCAAACTATTGGCGCTAACCTGTGTATTGTGTACTCCTTGAGCTACCATACCATACAAGCTACGCAAAGATTCGTTACCTCCTACTGGGCTTGCTTCTACATCTGCTGTAGTCCTTTTCATTACGGTATCAGCAAGATTTTGATTGCCAGCAGTAGATAAGCTACGAGAAGTATAACTCCAAACTTCTGCTGCTGTTGCCCCAGAACCGGAAGTGCTAACTACGGTTGAGTTTGCGGATTGGATGAGGAGGGCTTGGACTCCGGCTGAGTAGGCGATGGGGTCTCCGCTTGGGCCTCCGATAAGGTTACCTCCGGCGATGCGGGCGACGTAGTTGCCTGCTGGAAACTTAAGTTGCCACGTCCCCAAAAGCTCGACGGTGATACCGACTTGCACACCTGGACCGAGTTGGTCGAGCCCTGATCCTTTTCCGATTCTGTCATATAAAATTCCCTCTTCTGATGCTTGTGCTAATTTAATTGAGTCATAAAGCGTAGCGCAATCTATATCGACCACTCCAGCGTCTATGTCTATCAACGTAGTGTCAAAATTGAATGTAAATGGAGCGATATAATAACTCATTAGATGTCACCCACTCTTGATGCGTTAATAGTAGTTGCAGGGGCCACGACCGATATAATTGAATCAAATGGCAGTATAGGAGTTGCCCCACCATTTCTAACGTCTACCCTACAATCAAAAGTAGTATTAAAAAGTATTGTTACTGCTTCTGAAGTGCTAGTAGTGACCTTATCAATAAACGGAACAAATACGTCATCCCCTGACACTATGTTTTCTATTAAAGCAGGAGAGAGTCCAGAGAATGTTTTAGTAGATGTGTTTACGCTAGAATAGGTATACCTTGCGTTTTTAATGCGGATAACTCCGGATGATGGAGTTTCTGCTTTAATAGTTTCTGCTACAGTTATTGATGTGGCACCTAACGATGCTGCACTAGGGGTATATTCATCTTTAAGTATTTCTCCAGTTCCATCATCACGAGCGACTAAAACTCTATCGCCAGATACTAAGTTGCCGACTGTAATGGTTGAGGTAATTGCTGGCTGATAATACGTTCCATCATCTGCTTGCATACGCGCAAAGCCTGGGACTTCGTTGCCTGAACCGTCTACAATACGAACACCTTTTAGTGCTGCGCCAGCGGAGCCAAATACGGTACCACGAGCGGTTTCATAATTACTACCGACCGCCAACACCATGTCATGATAGGCCATATTGTGACGTACGCTGTCAAAGCTATATGAGTCCTGTGCCTGATTCCAACTCAGCCATTGTGCTATCTCTGCGGCTGTTTCTCCGCCTGTGGCTGTAATTGTAATTGACCAGGTTTTGCCATTCCAAGTAACAGGACTGCCTCCATGATTGGTGATTGTAATGCTTTTAGCACCTGGGTTTGTGTTGGAAATGTTGTTATCAATTTGTGACACTGGAAAAGAACCGCCAAGCTCTTTAAGAGTGAAAGACGATTCAAGCGAGTTGTAGCCAGGTAAACGTGTTCTAAGCGTACAAGTGGTATCTGCATACCAATCTGGGAAAAGATAGATAGGAGCAGTGCTGGAGTTGGTATAAAGTAAAGCACCATCTGAATTACGAAAGATTGCGCTTCTAGTGTTAGCAAGTGAACCTGTGATTGTATAAATCGCTTCGTTATCAGGGTATGGGTTGTTGTCAATATCAGTGATACTTGTAGTTCCAACAAATCTAACATCGTTAAGAATATTGCCCGCATTAGCTGTGGTGGTAACTGCCCTAATTCTTACTTTCACACCCGTGGCAAGTATGCCAGTTTCAGCAGAAAGATTGGCAGCATTAAGAGTTTTGAAAGTACCAGAAAAGCCAGTGCCTTTGTCTAAGTCATAAGTGATTGCAAAATTGCCAGTGTTAGTTCCATTGATGGTTGGAGCCACATTGGCAAAAGCTGTGAGTCCTTTAATCCAGTATGTCCAAGTCCAAGTGATTTGGTCGTTTAAATCAGGCATACGCACGCCCTGACCATCTCGCAAGAATGGAGCCCCCACATCTTCTGTAAAAGCAATCTGTGAGCGATAGTCTGTCGATTTTGCACTACCACAAGCAAGCACTAATGTCACTTGCGTGGGAGCTGTTAGATTGTTTATCACCTCTCCAAAGTGTCCACCCACTCCACCAGGCGCACCAAAAATTGCAAGCAATCTTCGTTGGTATCCGGTACCTGAGATAAAAGCTGGAAAACTATTTGCAGTGGTAGTATTGGCACAAGAGTTTTGATGGTAAATTTGATACCCACTATAAGCTGACATTGGATTAGTGCTTGGGCCAGTCACATAAACATTACTAAACGAAATTCTTCTATTTTGACGACTATTGCCAATCGTCATAACAGAACCAAGAACCAATGGGCTAGCTTTAGTTCCCCAGTTGCGGATTCTAATATCTGCGTTATTGTCACCAGTTTGTGCGCCTCCTGGCGGGTCAATCACATAGGTGAACCCGTCCCAAACCACTGATTGATTGTCAAAAATACCTATTGCCACTGATGATACAGTACCAGCGTAAGCGTGCGAGGAAAGTTTGCCCACATAAGACCAATCCTTTATATACACATCAGTGTTGCCACTCACACGCCAGTTGTGGAAGTTGGCACCTATATTCCCAAAAATAGTGTCTTTTATGTATGCCTTGTCGCAGGCTTGAATCTGAGCTGTCCAAGTGTTAGTTTCTGGTCTGTGATAAAATCCACCCTCCACTGTAGTATCAGCGCAGTTGTTAATATCTAAAGAAAACACTTGGTTAAAAAATGTAGCAAAGCAATTCTTAAAAGTTACCTTAGCGCAGTTATAAGCGGTAAATCCGCTTGAATAAGAAGCACCCGAAGTGCATCTCGATAATGCGCAATCTTCAATGTAAGCATCACTTGTCCCCGTTGGCCCTTGTCCTACAGACCTTCCAAAACTATCTGTGAAAGCACATCTTCTCACATCAAACTTTGTACCACTTCCAGTGACATGAAGCTGACCTGCCACATTATAAATAGTTGCTTCAGCGTTTAATGAATTGGTTATCACAAATGCTTGTTGCGGAAATGGTGAAATTATATCCATTGAAATTTGACCTGCACCTGATACTGCATTAACTGCATTGGTGGTGAGCGTGAGAGAAGTGTTGCTGGCTATTGAAGCAATCACGCCAATAAAAACATTCCCTGCAAAAAGCTTGCTTCCAATTCTTGTGTTTGTTCCATTTGATGTGAAACTTGTTCCCACCCCTGTTACTGTGGTGCTTGTTGTGGAAGATGTGAGTGTCCCAGCTTGCACATAACTGTCTGAGATATGAATATTAGGAACTCTAACCTTTGCGCCCGCTGGCGGGAGTTGCATAACATTAGCCCCACCAAAAGTGAGCTTGCCTAACAATGAAGAAGTGAAAAACTTGTTTCTTAAATCTGTGCCCACCGACTGAATAGCAATAAAACTTACTGGTGAGGTTCTTAAAGAGGCTGTGGTAAGAGCCGCAAAAGCGTTTTGTGTGAGCTTTGCTGTGGTACTTGTAATGATTGCATTTGTAGCGTTTGTGCCCGTGTAATTGCTTGTGAGTGTAAGTGAAGAATCACTAGCAATACTTTGAATTGTATATGGCCCTGTGGTAGTTCCACCTGATGGTTGTAAGAATATTTGCTGACCCACATAAAGATTTTCTGTAAAGCGTGATGTGGTCCCTACGCTTGATGTTACAGTGGGACTTCCGTTTGTTACTGTATGAGCGGCCACGCTGTGTGGAATCCTATCAATAAATCCCACAAAAGTTTCTTCATTACCAAAGATTGGATTGCCTCTAAAAATTGTTGTGCTGTTTATAGCCGCAGAAAAAGTAATTACATCACTACCTGCTGTAGTAGTGAAGGTTTGCGCAAGTCTATTTAATGATGGGATACTAACCCACCATTCATACACGCCTGTGCCTGAGCCTGTTTCCACTTGCACTGCTGGGCAATACTCTTGTACATAGTATTGTAATTGCTCGCCCACTGTTCCTGTAAGCGTTCCAAGCTCAAACCAATCGCCATTCCAAGTGGTTGTTGAATAACCAGAAACATTCACTCCTGTACCAGCTTCTTCACCTACAATTTGCAGCCAGCCTCTTTGTCCACCTGTGACTGAATTCACTGTAGCAGTGGCTCCACCGGTGAAAGTGAGCACATCATTATCATTAATTGTTGCCACCCTTCTACGCAATTTTACATAGCCTGTGGCAGGCATAGCATCGCCAGCAATTCTTGGGAAATCTCCTAATGCTCCATACACGCCAAGAAACTCACCTACCGCAGTACCGCCAACAGTGACATTATTTGTGCCTTGTGTGCCAAGCGCAGGCACATTACCAGTGGAAGCATCAAACGGAACCCACCAAACTTCTGTGCCATTCACTTCTAAAGCACCTTGGCTAATAGTGGTTAAGCCAAGCACTGCATTTTGTTGCGACTGCCTACTATCGCTGTTAATTGTAAGAATGGCATTACTATTAATGGTTATATTTTCACCATTATTTAGGCCAAGGTTGCCTGCATCATCTAAATTACTAGTTGTTGAGACGGTAATGTTAGCCATAGCTTATAACGGAATTACCACTATTGAATTGCCGTAAGATGGGAATGTTGTTCCAGTATCGTTGGTTACTGTAAAACTTGCAACGAACGAAGCTGCGATGTTGTTAAATTCAATTCGCTTTTCGCTTAGTGTTGCAGCAAGCTCTAACTCGTACGCTGTAATTCCATCACTAATCGATATCATGCCACCAGATGTAGGTTGAAACTCATTAAGAAGAATAATTATTCTAACGTAACTAGAAGTGCCTACATTAGTAACAACAAAAGATGAAGATGTTGCAGCGTCGGCCAAGCTATTTAATGGCGTGCCATCTATTTGATAAGTAGTTAAATCCGCTAATACGTCAATAGTTTCTAATGCATTTTCTATTATGCTGGTTGTTGATTTGCCAATATTTGCAGCAGATAAAAATAATGTTTTTGCGCTATCTGTTAAATAAGTTAATAAATTAGTTGGTAAAATTGCATTTACATCAATGGCTGATGAACCTGCTGGTGGAGTTTCTGGAATAACTATTGGTGGTGGAGCTCCTACCATTATTAATCCTCATCTTCTTCATCAGCATCATTTACTTCAATACCCGATAGGTTGCCCATCTCATCATTTATCATGCTGGCAACTCGCTTGCCTCGCTTTGGTATGATGTTATTGATAACTACAGGTTGCTGGGTAGATGTGCTAGTTTCTTTAGGCGTAGCCACTTGCTCCATTTGCAAGCGAACCCGCTCTAGCGCAGCATCAGATGCTAACCTGCGCTCTTCCATTAGTTTTTCTGATTCAGATAGCCGTATCCGCATGTTTTCAAGCTCTAGTTTTTGTATTTCTAAGATATGCGCCATCTGGCTAGTTTCTTGCTTGATAAGGTTTTTATCAGCTTCAGTCTGAGCGGAAGACTGAACCTTTAGCATATCAACCTGCACGGCCTGTGCTTTGATTTGCATATCTTGCTGTTCTAAGGCTAGGCGCTGTTGTTCTAGGTATTCTTTAAACTGCTGCTCCTGCACACGAAGCTGAGCTTCTAACTGGTCACGCTGCATTTTAAGCTGCTGGTCTTGATAAGCTAGCTGATTCTTTACGGCCTTATCTTGCATCTCCATTTGAGTAGCTTGCAGCCTAGCTTGCGACTCCACCTGAGCAATTTGCATCCTGCCTTGTATCTCGAGTGTCTTGGGGTCTGGTGGTGGCGGTTGTTTAGCTGCTTCTTCTTTTGCCTTGGCAATAGCTTCAATCTCTTTGAATGCTTTGCTGAATAATCCATCAATCTCTTTCCCGCCTTTAAAGCGTTTAATAAAGTTTTGGAATAGGGAGAGGCTAAATTGAGCTAGAGGAGGGTACTGTTCAATAAGCCCCTTCATCTGCTCAAAGAAGCCTCCAGCAGCTTGGATAAGCATAGTGCCTTCCTGCTGCTGTTGTGCTTGGTCTATTGCGACCATAGAGTCTGAAGCAATTTCAATGCGATAGTTACGTTTCGTACTATCTCTAAAAATTGCAATAATCTGTTGCTTCATTTCGTCGATTAGTTGCAACGGGTCGGGCTGTGGGGGTGCCATTGGTGGCATACCTAACTCACCTGGTGGCACACCTTCTGGACTAGGAGGTGGCGGGGGAGGTGGTGGTATGTAAATAGTTGGCTCTATAAGAGCGTCTGCATCTGCGGTCTCCATGATGCGCTCTGGGTCAAACTGCTCCGCAATAATCGTGCCAAGATGCATAATTGCATCAGAGATAAACTTGCTAAACATGTTTTGGCGAACGATTAGCCCAAGGCTGGACCATTGATTCTCTAACCTATTAGCTGTAGCGGACTTGTACTGCTCTGAAGTACCTCGCAATAGATCTGATACTTTTAGAGTTTCGTAAAGCTGCTGTAAGGCGTTCTGTCTGTTCTCTTGTAGTGTGTTTAGCACGTTTACAAACTGCTCTACGGGCAAGAACTCCATTCCACCTTGTAGTCCACCCCTACCTTTGTTAGCGGTCCAGCCGGTTACACTAATGCCTTTAAGGTCATCTTGGAAGAGCTGCTCAAGGTAATCACCCATTGCAGCATCGTAGAGAAAGTTAGGTCGTATTGCTTGAGTTAGGGCATGGATACGAGTTGTGAGGCGCTCTACTTCTAATATCTGGTCTTTTGCGTGAGCGTAGTCTGACGTTGGCACAATACTTGTAGGGTCTTGAGTCTGACGGATAACGGCGCAGGGATAAAAGCCCTCAAACTTAATTGGTGGCTCTGTCTCCTCTATAATCTCGCCATCAAAACCAAGCTGTAACCAATATACTTTATTAGTAGCTTCGCACCAGATTTCCCAAACCTCGGCCTTACCTTCTAGTTTGTTTCCGTCCTTGCTGGCCTCTCGCTTTCTAATTTCGGGGACACTGTCATAACTAAGCTTGTCTGCTTTTTCTTCGCCAAATAACGCCGTTGCCTGCTCCCTATCCAGGTAGGCTCTTTTGGCTTGCCATTCAATTTCTGACTCGTTTCTAGCATCTGAAGCACGGTAATCTGAGAATTGGACAACCTCAAGTATAGCTTTTTCGCTAACTTTACGCTCGACCTCAACAGACGATATAAAAATACCAGAGCTAGCTTCTTGCAAACTTTCCGTATCGCCATCATAAGGGCTACCGTCACCTTGAATAAAATTGCCGTTAGGGTCACGAATTACTGCGATTTCTTGAAAGACTTTCTCAAACTTAGGCTCGTACCTAGCCCAAAGAACCGCCTGACCTGTTAAAAGAAACTGTAATGCTGCGTTATAACCGACCTTATCAAAGCTAAAATGGCAATCCATTGAGTATTGAGTATTACGCTCAAGGATGACGCTACCTAGCTCGTAAGGTAGCCCACCGGCACGTTTACGAAGGTTTACTTCAGCTTTTGGTGTAGAGCTGTAATACGCAGGTAATAGCGTATTTATGCAGTACCACCATACGTTTAGGCGGCGTGGAGCATCTCGTAGGGTATCAACTTCCTTGTAGGCGTTAAATACCTTTATTGACTCATCTGCTGTTTTAATGAACTTTTCGTAGCGAGTATTAGCCTGATCTATCTGTTTTTTCCACCAAGTAGAGGAGTATTTCTTTATCAATGGCCTTGGTGTTTTTTGCTTCATATTTGCGGCCTTTTAGCTCGTGCTCGTATCTTAGATATATAACTTTGCAGCTTAATCATACCGGAATGTAACATCTGCTCCGGCTCCTCCCATTTAGAATCAATTAACCTTGCTTTACACAAATAGCGTAAAGCATCGACAGCGTGGTCGTTACCCCTAGTATCCAAATCTTCTGGCTTTTGTTTGTCTATTGACATTGATGGTAAGGTTTCCAGCAAGTAAGGGCAAGTGGCAAAAATATAGATTAGCGGTGGGCTAGCTACTAACCTTTGTCGTATTTGCGACCATCCGGAGATGCGGTCGTTATCGGCTTGTCTAAAACTAGGATGCTTATATTTAACAAAAATAGAATTAAACTGATCGTTAATAGTAGGACCACCTTGATTGTTAAAGATGCTAGGGTCAGCAACGCAGATAGGGTTTTCATTTAGTGAAAGGGAAGCGATTCGTTCTGCCTGAGTAATGTTATCAACTCCTTTACCCCATAATTCTCGGTAGATGATGACTGATCCTTTAGGGTACGGTACTTCCTTACCATCATCAGTACGTCCAGAACTAACAGCACCCCAGATAGCAGCAAAAGGACTGTGATAGCCCCAATCATAACCCAAATAACGGGGCCAATGTTTGGGAACATTAAAAGGGCTAATGATATGTTTAGAACTAAACTCAGGAAAGTAACTTCCTTCATGGATTTCAAAATCTCCTTCTAGCCAAGCCCGTACTAACTCAGGGCTACCGACCATGTGTAGGCGGTTAATATACTCAGGGTCTCTAGCTAACAGTATCTGATTATCCGTAACTCTACTAGGGATATAAATATAATCAAAGCTAGCACCGTTAGGGAGCTCCTTTTTAAGCAGCTTCATTCCCTTAGGTGCTGGCTTAATAAACAAAGCTTTTAACCAGCCATGCCCGATACCACCAGGGTTAAAGGTAAGGATGATTTGGCCGCCGCCTTTGCCTCGTAGTGCTCCAAATAGCTTCCAGATAGGGGAAGGGTCAGCATAGTTACCAGCCTCTTCTATAGCGCAATCTGAGTTCTTGTTGATGAGGCCGCAATCTGATATATAATGATTAGCTTCTTCAACCGTTAAATCAGTAACTAATTGAACGCCAACGTATGTCATTACCATCTTTCCAAAAACAACATCCTCAGCGAGATAAAACGCCTTGCCGCTATAAGGATGCACCCACCACTCTGAGTGCTCAGGGTTATGTTTTTGAATGGTGCCCGACTCATCCTCGTTCAATGTATGGGACAATTCAGCAGCACCGTCTTGTAATGGAAGTTTACCTTGGTCGTTTTCTACAGCCTGGGGAGAATGTTCATCATATAAATCACGACAAGACTGACAATCGCATTGAGAATTTGCAGTTGTTTGCTTCTTGGTCGGAACATTTAAAGGAGCATCACAAAGCGTGGAGAGCGAACCCAGAACTGGTTGAAAAAGTGCGTCAAGCTGCTCAAAACCCTGCCATATCTTTTGCTTCATTAGGCATGAGTCCGACAACTGTTCGCAAGATTTGCCAGGAGCATGACATTCATTGGAAGCGACGTGGGAACAACGTGCGAGCTTACGAGCTAACCGAACAGTCGGTGCGTGAAGCGTTACAGGGACGGACAACGAATCAAGCTGCTGCGTATTTAGGGTGTCATCCGATGACTCTATACAATAAGTTTTCTTATCTTCTTTCCAAGAGAACCAAGCCTGGTGCTTTAGACCCTTATATGCGGGAAATATACGATCTACGTTACAAGCAGATAGTGCCCATCGCAAAGATTGCTGGTCAATATGGCGTTTCTGAGACGTGTGTTGCAAGGAGTTTGCAGCGATGGAAGAAACTCCGTGTGCCGTCAAAACAGGGTGCCAAATGGGATTTCTCTGCGCCCCCACCACGTTGCCGTCCTGGTCCAAAACCTGGTTTTCGACGCAAGGAGCTAAATAAGGCGTAGTAAGATTTTTGACCTTGCGTGGCCCTAATAAGGTCGCCACCATATCGCCTATTTGAATAGCTTCTATTGGCTTAAATGAGCCGTCTGCCATCCTAATACGAGTACCAACAGCTACGCATAAATTTTGACCCTGATACTTCTCAGCATCAGCATCATTAGCTAGAGGTCTAAAACGTAAGCGAGCACCCGAGAGGAAGGTAAACTGCTTTTTTTGGTCTTGGTAATGCGCTTTAAGGGGCAAATATATCTGCTTGGCACGTTCAATAAGGTCATCAGCTTGAGGCAATTCTTTGCGAAAAAAGATAGCATTAAAATCAGCCCCTAACTGTTCCTGTTTAATTGCAAACTTGCCTAAAACCCCGTCAGTCTTACCTCCACCTCGAGCACCACCATAACCTACTAGCGTAATAGGGCAGTTTACCAGGGCTTCCTGAGGCCCAGGTTGAGGAGCCCATACTACATTTACGTCTAAGCTTTCCGACATTTAACACCAGGAGGAGCAGGCATAGGCATCCAGTAAATTACATTGTCAATCTCGTCAACACAGCCATCATGATCAATAATCTCGCACCCTTCCCAATAAAACTCAGCAGTAAAAGGGTCTGCCTTAGTGAGCCAATTCTTTTTTAACCTTGCTGGTTGTACGCTCCATGCAAACTTACTTTTACTTCTCCCATAAACTAATACCTGAACATTAAACTCAGGTAAAAAGTCTGCTATATCGTACCAATCTTGATTGTTTACAGCATTTCCGGCTAGCCAAGCATCTTCTATTATCTTTTCTATAGTATTTTTAGGATGATAAGAACGAGCCTGATTATCGGCATACTCTTTAGCTAAAATATTAGGGTCTTTTTTAAGTGTCATATCTCATTTGCGTAAAATTATAGCGTTTTCCCCGTAAATCCTCTCTACCTTACATTTAGGGTTTTGGCAAACAAAATATTCGTCAGATAGCCAAGGGAAAAAGCTGGTGTAAGGCATATCAACCCCATACTTTTCCGTACTTAAATGCTCACATTTAGGACACCTCATAACTTCTGGCCCTGGCTCATCCTTAAAGAAGTGTTCTATCCCCATATCCTTAAATATTCCTTTTCCGTTATACGATAATTAACAACCCTAAACCTACGCTCACAAAAACGCCTACCACAAAACACATAATCAGTACTAGTAACCCCTACTCCGCTACCCTTACAGTGCGGACAGATATAATACTCAATCGTCGGAGTCTTGGGTAAGGTATTTCTGGACAAACTCTTCTTTCGACATCGGCTTGGCACTAACCACGCTCCTAATCTCACCCGTTATCTCAAGAGTCTGCTGCTCGCTCCAGCCTAGTTTAGTCTTAAGTAGGTGTAATAGGATAGGGGTATTTCCATTCATAGCCTCCTCTAACGCTACCGTAGCCAACCCCTTCTGCATCTGGCTCTGGCCCTCCAAAAATGCCTCAGAATAGTACTTATCCAGCAGGTAAGGGGTAATCCTAGCCGCTAACGCTGCGCTTGATTTTGACAATCCTAGACGCCCTAAATCGCGTATCTGTAAGGCTAACTGCTCATCCCTCTGGTGCTCCCTAGTTTGGGGTATCTCCCGCATTACAGGAGGTAAAATTTCAGGAATTTTTAAAATTGGGTCAGCCTCTGTATCCGAGTCCTGTTTTAAATCGCTATCGCCCATACTTTTTATAGCCTATTAGTAGAACTTTGGTTGAATAAAGGTAATTTGGAAATTTTTGTGGGAGGTTGAGGTATATACTTAACCGGTACCCTCTCCGTTTTCGATTTTTTTACGCTATTAGCTTTTTATGCCTACGATTCCAGCTTATACCCTTGAATTTACTACCTAAAATCGAAACCCATATCCAATTTATAAAATGACCGATAAGTATTGTTATC